TGTATGAGAATGGAAGCTGGATCACATCGTGACATGATGAGGAACTGTTTGAGTTTGTTTGGAAAAAAGGTTTTTAAGATTCCTGATAATTTCCACATGAAGTCCAGAGAAGAGTTAGGGGGAGGAAAGCCACAGCTGATCCGAGACAGACTGGAGTCCATGAGCAAAGAAATGGGAGATTGGGCCAAGCAAGTGATCTATTTGGAGGAAAGTATGCATCAGGGAATTTTGGGATGTACTAGTAGTGTATTGGGATCAGACGCTCAGCACTTATCCAATTATGTCACAGATTTCACTTTCAGACACATCCAAATGAAGACAATCTCATACATCACATCAGATGATTACTCAAGAGTGGTAAGTTGGTCGGGTTCAGAAGGTTTGTTCTCTGTTGGTAAAACTGCTTTAGCTATTCATACTGATGTTTTGCGGATGATGGGAATTAAAAGGAATTTACAAAAGTCAGGTTTGTCAACTACTTATTTTGAATTTAATTCTGTTTTTTTTACGGCTAGTGGTGAATATCGACCTGACATTAAGAGTCGGTTATCATTCATTGACTTTTCTACCCACACGGACCCATACGATATATCCTTGTCTGCTATGACCAGAGGATCGGAGTTCTTACGTTCAGAGGGATCAGTGGTCGGAGCATGTTGGGTACATTTGCTGAATAATCACCTGGCTATGTTGCAAAATCAAAGTAGGAAGCTTTGGAAGATGGACAAATTTGGAAGTCAAATTTACAGAATCCCTTTAGAATTGAATGGATTAGTAAAACCAGACCCTCTACTCGCAATAATTGGATCCCAGTATTTGCCATTATTGATGAATTACCAACCATATGAGGGGTGTTCAGTCAAAGAAACAATGTCAGTCATACTAGAATGTGAAAGCTTTAGTCCCTATGTGGTTGAACTGGAAGGTGCTGGTGAAAATAAGATTAAAGTGCCTTCTCTCAGTCGATCTGGTGTCATTCACATGTGTCGTAGACCTGATAGATCTGTCCGTGCGATTAGGGAATTTTTAATGGAATTGGATCCCAGTGAATTTGGTGAGATATATGATGGTCGATTCACGAATAGTACTATAGTTGCTCTTATAGCTTGTGCACACAGAGAAGAAC